CAAAGAACTTACCATTCTCTGGGTGGTGACCAAACACAACAGAAGGTGAACCGTCATACTTCATTGTCATCTTGTGAGACTGAAGCCCTTGGACGGTATGGTGGTGAGCAGCTTGAAGAGCACCATAAGCATGCTCAAAACCGTCTTCGCCGTGTAACAGTGGACGGTCTTCAGCGTGGTGAATGTGCTTTAGTTTAGCGCCTTCCTCTTCGGCTTCTAATAAGAAATTTAGAAAGTTGATCATATTAGCTCAATGAGAATGTGCCCGCGACACCTTTGTGTGGACCAGAAGAACCTTTCATAGTGAAAGACCCAACGTTTTGAACCTTACCAGTCTTCTTATGAACGCCTTTGATTACAGTGGAGATACCACCGTTGTGTACAACATGTAGTTTATCAAAGTTAGCTAAGTGATCATCCGCAATACTATGAGAAGGAACAACATGAGACTCAGCATCTCCACTGTCTTTTACTTGAGAGTGAGCAACGATGTGTGGAATATGTGTCGGGGCAGATACATGTTGACGTACAATATCACGAAGTTCATCGTCTGACTTTTTAGCCATACCTTCAGAGAAGTGTTTGGCCATGGCACGTTTAGCTTGTAGAGCTGATACCTCGGCAGTTGCTGATCTTGTTTGAGCTTTCTGTTCAAACGCTGCTTGTTCAGCAGGTTTCATTGAATCATGTGCTGAAATGTATTTTGTAAGATGTTCATGCGTCACTTTATTCTTAGAACTTAGTGTCTTTCCCTTTGCCAATAATCCTTCATACTTAGAATGCTCAGCACGAGCCTTATCAATACCCATCTTATCAATTTTGTATTGAATATGACGTTGAGTTGCTGGACCATTATATCCAAGTTCTTCCATATGAGTATGGTGGTTATCGGATAGCTTCTTCAAAGAACCTTTGTTTAACCCAGCAGTCTTCTCCATAGAATCTAGACCAGGGTTACGGTAATTTGGTTTATGTGAACCATACTTTGCTGAAACACCAACGTGACTAGCAGTCTTACCGTCTTTGTTATGAATACGAACAATAACGTCAGCATTGGAGTTTACATCTTTAACACCAGTAGTCTTCTCGTGGTCTCCTGGCTTTCCTGGCTTATCAGCGTTTGATGTCCAGAATACTCTACCAACGTGCTGACCTTCACCAACGTGCCCCGCTGCTTTTAGGTGAGCATGAATAGACTTAGCCGTTTGTTGGGCATGTTGATCAATCTGATTATACGCATTGTCACCCATCTTTTTCTTTAGACGGTCGTGAACTTGCGTAGGTGTACCAGCGTGGTCTTCGTTTTCTGACTCTGAGCGGTGGTGTTCTGGAAGGTTTGAATCAGGATGAAGATACTTTGCTAGAAGCAATTCGTGCATCTTACCCTTATCGTCGTTTTCAACGTCTTTAGTGTGGTTGGCTTCTAGGATCAACTCTTCATTAATTAGAGTAGATTCTCTCAAGAAACTTTTAAAATTTAACATTAATATTCCCTTTTGATTCCATCAATATATCTTTATATTTAGGCTGCCACAACGCCAACCAACTCAGTCATTAGTTTACCTTTTTCAATGACATTTCGCAAATAGTTTCTATCAGAACGTAATCGAATACATACTAATACCATACCAGTCTTGGAGTCTTGGATGCGAACTTCAGGTTTTGTTTTGTTATCTATGAATATGGCTTTTAACTTAACGTTCTTTAGTTTCAATGCAGTTTGAAGGTTATCGAACTTATAAACCATAGCTTCTCGTGTAGTCAATTGCACCATATCAACACTCTTATCTTTGCGAGTACCAAAGTACATGATACCATCAGCCAAACTATCAAGCAGCTTATCTGGGTTTGTTGACATAAGGCTATTAAAAACTTCCGTCATGCCGTCATAGACTACGGAGTTTGCTTCAATGATACCATCAGATTTTAGGGTAACAAAATACTTCTTCTCAAGTGAAGATGGCATTTTTAGATCAGCTAACGACATCCATAAGTCTTTTTGTTTTTCAATAGTTCCACCACCAACCTGACCAAACTGTTTTGTACCTGCAGCTTTTAAGGAAACGTTGATATCAATTTTGGTTTTATCGATCTCAACATAAACGTCAACCTTTGTATCGTTTTGAGAGACAGTACCAACTGCTTTGATATCAATTCTGTTATACAAACTGTTTTCGTAATACTTTCTGGCGTTACCAGAAACCACGTTGGAGTTGGCATACTTAACGCTTGCGTCAATAATTGACTTTAGGTTCTTCATATGGCGTGGGTTCTTGATCGCTTTTACGTTAATCAGCGCAGAATTAACTTCCCAATACACATCGTCAATAACCTTGGGTTCTTTATTTGGAGACTTCATTGGCCCAATAACCTGACGAGTGTCAGTGTCATTTAACATCTTAATAATTTCCATGACGTCAGATGATGTGATGGCTTCGTTCTTGTTTAAGAAACGCTTGACAATAGCAGCTGAGAATATAATCTCGGCCATGTCTCCACGGTTAGCTTTACCACCAAACTCCTCAGTCTTCATAATATCACTCAACGGCACGAGCGCATTAACTCTACCGCTTCGCTCATATGATAGTTGAATACTTTTAATTGACACTGTCCCAGTCTTAATCAAATTAAAGATATCGGCTGACTCACTAATATCAACTGCGTTCTTAGTTACCAAGCGACCAGATCGTGGGTCTGGATATGTAATCTTGTTGAATGGTTGTTGTTTACCGTCAACTGTTGTGAATGGAGACTTTGGTCCTTCAATCAATTTTTCAATCATGGCGATAATACGAGTATCCCCGTGCTTACCTCTAAAATCTTTTAACGTCAACGCAGCCATTTATTATCCCTAGTCTTTATGTATTATTTAGCTTTGAGTATTTTCTTTCCCATGTTAATATCTTACGAAGTAATAATGGAACAACCTCGTTATGTTTATCAGTTTGAAACACACGCTGAATACCTGATAAGTTCTTTGATACCTTATATGTACCAGCATGTCGTATTAACTCAGCGACAGGGATAGATGGTCGTTTAGTTTTGAAGTCTAGAAATACACAGTGAGCGTATGCTTCAATCTCATCTCTACCCGCATGATAATCTCTATTGGTGTCTATCTTCTCGATACCAGTTCTGGAGAAATAAACCTTGCTCGCGGTATACTCTTCATGCTTATTATAATACTGTTTACAGTGAATCAACTCGTGCATTGCTACTTGAATCACTCTAAACTTAAAACGGTTCCATGAAGCAACGGTAAACTTATAACGATTGAAGTCAGTATCTGGACTAGTGTATATGTCTAACTCTGACCGACCCTCGTCAGTATAGTAACCACCGCCAACCAAGATATGTTTAGTTGACTTTTTCTCTTGGTGCCACACAATGCTGAAACGCCACTTCTTGAAGTAATTCCTCAAGCCAGTGGCGTCATTTTTGTACTTGTCTAAATCATCCCATATCTTAGAGGGATTAAATTTGGCTCTGAACGGTTTCTCGTTAAAGTTCAAAAACTCAATAAAATCGAAGTCTAAACCCTGTAAGTATTTCATAGCCGTTTAGGTTACATTTTGAATTGATTCTCCAAAAATGCAAGCACTTTTCCTTGTTCTTCTAAGTTAGTATTAGCGAATTCAGTAATATAAGGCATCAAGTCAAAATTTGACAGTAGATTACTATATTTAGTTTCGCGTCCTCTTAGGAATTGTTCGGACTGATCGGAGCCACGATCCTTATAACGCTGTTCAAGAACGTTCTTAGGTGCGTTCAGGAATACGATATGAAGCTCGGTATCAGGGAGACCCATAGCAAACTCTAGGAAAGACTGATTGAAGATTCGGTCACCCTCAAATAAAACGTTACAGTTATGACTGGCGATCCACTCCTGCATAGCTGGCTGAACTGCCATAGAAAGACGATCTGTGCCAGCAAAGACTTCACCTTCTTCGTACTTACCAAGCACATACAAGTCACGCTCGGTATTATACATGGCTGAAACTAGCTTGGCTGGTTCAACTGGTTGGAATACTTCGCTTTCCATATACTTACGAAACAAAGTTGTTTTACCAGTTCCTGGTGATCCACCAACAGCAATAAGTTTTCTCACTTTTTTCTCCGCTTTGATAAGTTGGATGCTAATCTCATCATTAGCTTTAATCTTTTCAATGAACATTTTGTAGTAACTCTTTCAATTCATCATCAGTGAATACCCATACACGACCAATGAAGTGATGGACGTCAGCATCCTTATCGTGTTTCTTTTTGAACATAACCTTTTTGGCAATATCACGTGCCAAATTCTTAGAGATATTCTCTTTAATCTCAGAGGCATAATCAGGAGCAACCTCTTGTAACTTTAAGAGTTCAGCTGCTGTTACTTTATGGTCAACAGCGATACGGTTGAGGCTGTGCTCATCCATAATCTCATTTATCGTTCGTGTAATGTTTGGTAATGGCGTAGCAGCAGATACAACATTATGAGCCGACCAACTATTAATACCAATAGCAGCGAGCCCATTATTGGTTACAATGGAATAATTACCATCATTTAATGTAATGGTTCCTTGCAACACTTCATCTAATACATCATCTGGGTTCATGTAAACAGCTCCAATCCAATTAAGGGTTTTTCTTCATCGTCAAACATCCACTCTAAGATATCTATTTTACCTGAGTTCAAGAAGAAAGTAAACTTTTCTTTGTCGATACCATTCTTGCGATCAAGACGCGAGTCGATAGTTTCGTTACGGGCTTGCCACATAACATTCCAGTCGATACCATACCAACCATCACCCTCAGCTTTGATAATCTCTTCGGCTTGGCGGTCAAGGTAATATCCTAAGTAACGACCATGCTTTGCTCTAAAGATTTTCTTGAAAGAACAAAGGCAAGTCTCCATTGTAAAGAAGTCAATCTGGTTTGCTAGTTCAGGGAATCGATCTAGACATTCAACCCTGATTCCCTCGCCAAATGCTTCAAGATCACCATACTCGCTTCCAGTGAGTTTTCGATCAACATCGTTATCACGCCCAGCGGCAAGAAGTAGTCCATTACGATGAGAGCGGGAACCATCATAATCATCCAACATAAGAGAACTAGGCTCAATGTTAATATCAGCAGTGTGTTTAAGATGCTGCATATAGAACCAAGTAGAATAACGCCCAAACTTATGAAGCCGTGACTTAAGAACGCTCCACAGAGCATCAAAGTTTTCTTTAGCATCACCGACGTAGTACGATTCGAGTGTTTCACGTTGAGTTCTATTTCCAATAAAGTTTTGATACGATGCGAACATTGAGGGAAGGTGACCTTTGTTCCATTTCGTATCAGTCTGGTAACGAAGTCGTTTGTAGTTGGCTGTATTCCATTGAGTGATACGATCTACTGTGGCGAGTTCGTAGTCAGGGAATTCGTTCTTAAGAACCCATGCAGTTGGTAGTTGATATGTGTTACCATATAACCACGCCAACCAAATACGTTCTTCGTCATTATGTTCATAACGTTTGTGTAGATAGTTCGTAACCCAAACCGCTGGGTCACAGTCATCGTATTTTAATGACCATGCATACCAGCGGATAAAGGCTTCTCTTCTGTTTTCTTGTTTACGATAATCCATTTAGTTTCTTAACAATTTGTTCCTTGAATGGGTCAGCAAAGAAGATGTTAATCTTACTCTTGACACCCACTTCAAGCGTTTGGCGTAACTTAGCTAATACCGATGGCGCATCATTCAAATAACCAGAAAGGGTTTTGAAGTGAATGATAATATTTGCTTCATTGATACCATTGTCAGAATAATTCTGAGCAGCATAGGCAATAGCACCGCCGATACCACCGTTGTTCACACCATCCAAAGACTGGAAGATTGAAGGGTGTTCGTTGAAGTTCTTAGACTGATACCATAGCGTAGAAAGGCGACTTGTAGTGTAATCAATAAAGTTTTTGGTAGACTGCTCGCGAGCCATGGTTTCTTTATCGAGTTTCGCTAGATCGTCACACTTACGAGCAACATCGCTGTTCTTCCACATACCAGCAACACGAGTATTCTTACCACCCAAGACATCTTTAGCGATCTCCTTGAACATTGGAGAATCAATCTTATAACGTGGATATTCTTTATGAAGATCGCGAATACGCATGATCAAGTCGTCGAGGTTGTTACCCGTGCGTTCTGATTCAACGTGGTTCATCAAGTTACCAAAGTAATTGATATTGAATGGTTTGTCTTTGAACAATTCATAATCAACTTTGATTACAGGGTATGTATCCCAGTCAGCTAGGTGAGCAGCATTTACACGGTGATTCCCGTCGACCAACAAGATAATCTTACCGTCTTTAACAGCAACGATAACTGGGGTGATATTCTTACGAGCAATTCCTGGGTTACGAAATGCTTCTGTCAGGTCAACCAACTTCTTTTGGTTAATCTTAAATGCACGGGCTTGGTTGTGATCAATAATATACAACGTGTGCACTGAAACTTCTTCAACAGGATACTCTTTAGTGC